CCGACCGCTCCCGTGGCTCCACCGAGAACGAGGCGAAGGTGGCGCTCGCCAAGGCGCAGGAACTCATGACCCGCCACAACATCGACTCGGTTTTGTTCCGCATGGAACAGGGCGAATCGTCCACCGCGTCCTTCACCGTGAACAAGGGCAAGGTCGATCTGCCCAAGACGCTCAACCCGGCCGACCTGATGATCCTCTCGCTGCTCCAATCCCATTTCAACGTGCGGACCATCCTGATGCCCGGTGGCAGGGGAACCCCGGTGGACATCATCGGTGCCCCCGAGGATGTGGACTTCGCCATCTATGCCTTCAACTTCCTCCGCGAGACATTCTTCCGCTGTTGGAACGAGTTCAAGCGGACCCGGACCAACCCCGACAAGGCATCCTACTACCGGGGCCTACGCGATGGGATCAACGCCGAACTCAAGGCGGCGAAGCAACGGGCCGAGCAAGCCTACGCTGGCAACCAGCGCGACGCCTACGCCCTGGCGGTCGTGGACCAGACGGCGATCATCACCCGCTATGTCGATGACCACTACGGCAAACTCCGCACCCGCGCCAACCGCGCCCGCCGGGTGGACTCATCGAGCTACTTCGCCGGTGAGACCAAGGGCCGCACCATTCAGATCAACCGCCCGCTCGGCGGGTGAAACGACTCTCCCCTAACCAAACACGACAACACCATGAACACACCAACCAACATCCCGCTGCCCGAACCGATGCGCTCGGGCGTCGCCAAACTCGAACGCAACGGCTTCCGGGTCGTGCGCGTCGCCCCCAACGGACCGGACCCCGACGCCGGGGTCACGGCCTATCTAAGCAAACGCATCCGCACCGGCCTGCTGCTGGCACAGGTCGAACTTGACTGCAACGGCGGCGTCACCACCCACCGCTAACCCCAACCAAGCCATGACCCCGCAACAAGCCCGCGAATGGATGCTCTGCCAATGGAACGCCGACGAGGACGGCACCGACCTCGATTGGGAAGCCCTGCTGGACGCCCACGAGGCGCTGCTCGGCAGGCTTCCCGACGAGGACGAGGACGCCTTTGGCAATCTCAAACGCCACATCCAAGCCAATCCTGAACCCCAACCAACAACCCCAACCTAACACCACCATGAACAAACTATACTGGATCGTCTGCGACGACAAGGACCACAACGTATTCGAAGGCCGCTACCAGGGGCGCACCCGCGGCGAGGCCCTCAAGTTCCTCAAGCAGTCCGTCGGGCGCAAGAGCCTCAACGGACTGGTCTTCACCATCACCGAAATCCCCGTGCCACTGATTCGCGAGATCGTGGCCGAGATCCTCGCAAGCGGCGGCGTGCCGGCCACCCCCGCACCCAACATCGTGCCGCTCAGGCAGCCCGAACCGGAGTCCCCGGTCGGACGCTTCGATGCGTTCGCCGACACGCCGGAAGCCCCGGTGACGCCTGCGGAAGCCGAACCGGCACCCGCCCCCTCGCCAGCGAAGAAATCCAAGCCCAAGCCGGATGCCGGACCCAAGGTCGGCAATCCCGGCCACGGCGATGACCTTTGGGCGCAGATCCGGGCCTACTGGAACGAATGTCGCAGCATCAAGCAGACCGCCGAAAAGTTCGGGCTCTCGCCCAACTCGGTCAAGACCCGGGCCCGCCGCGAGGGCTGGAACAAATAACCGCCGCCGCCATGAGCCAACCCGAATGGAACCCGAAACCTGGCGATGGTGCCACCATCTGCCACCACAGCGACCGGACCGCCTGCACGGTGGTCCGGGTCAGCCCCTCCGGTATCACCATCTGGATTCAGCGCGACATTGCGACGCTGGACGATTGGAAACCGGAGATCATCCCCGGCGGCTTCGCCGGCCATTGCGTGAACAACGCCGACCAGCGTTACACCTACCAGCCCGACCCCGGAGGAACCATGCACAGCGCCCGACTCCGCAAGGACGGTCGCTACCGGACGCCCTGTGGTGAGCGCGTGATCCCCGGCCGCCATCACTTCCACGACTACAACTTCTAACCATGAATGTCGATGTCGCCCGCTACCGCAAAGCAGATGGCTACCAAACCCGCTTCTGGTCGGTGACCGTCGATGGAGAACTGCTCGCCGTCACGGTTTACCGCCGGGGGGCGCAAGCCGTCGCCGATGCACTCACCACCCTCAACAGAGATCCCCATGTCACGACCCTTGAAGATGCTCCCAACCCCGGCACCGTGCCCCACAACGCCACCGCTTGCGTGGCGGCCGACCGGACCCGATGAACTCTGCGGCCCCGCCGCCACCGTCGCCGCCCGCCTTGTCACCAAGGCCCGCAATCTCCACGCCAATCCCGCCGTTCCGGTGAAGCTCCTGCTCTACGGCCCGCCCGGTGTCGGCAAGACCAGCATCGCCGACATGGTGGCCGCCGAGCTGTCGGGTTGCACCCTCGCTGTCGAGGAATTCAATGGACGGCTCGTCACCGTGGACGTGGTCAAACACTGGATGGCCGGCCTTGGCACCTTGTCACTGTTCGGCGTTTACTCGGTGCGGATCATCAACGAGATGGACCGCTGTACCCGCGAGGCGCAGGACCTGCTCTTGAGCTACCTCGACCGGCTGCCGCCGGGGCGGGCGGTGATCGGCACCAGCAACCTGCAACTCGATCTGCTGACCGAGCGGTTCCAGACCCGCTTCCAGTCGATCAAGCTGATGTCGCCATCCACCGACGACATTGCCGCGCTGCTCCGCCGCCACTGGCCTGTGGACCGGGCGACGGCGGCGCGGATCGCCGTGGGCAGCGGCGGCTGCGTCCGGGCCGCGCTGGCCGATCTGGAAACCTGGCTGGACGCGGGCGAGTGTTGACACCGCCAGCCCGTGCGATGACCGATGAACCCAAAGCCCGCACCCTCGCCAATGGCATCGAAGTATGGTGCAGTTTCGACAAGCTGGTGCCGGTGGGCGAACTCAAGCCCAACCCGCGCAATCCCAACACCCACCCGCAGCGGCAGATCGAGTTGCTCGCCAAGAACATCCGGTATTTCGGCTGGCGGCAGACGATCACGGTTTCCAAGCTCAGCGGCATGATCGTCTCCGGCCACGGCCGGCTGATGGCCGCAAAGCACCTCGGCGTCGAGGTCGTGCCGGTGGACTACCAGGACTTCGGCAGTGAGAATGACGAACTGGCCGTGCTGGTCGCCGACAACCGCTTGGCCGAACTCGCCACGGTCGATTTGAACGAATTGGAAAAGATCGCCAGCGAGTGGAAGGCGGTCGATTTCGATACCATCCTGGCCGGTTTTGAGCCTGCCGACCTTGAGAGCCTGCTCAACCCGGACGGCGGCGATGACGATGATGACGAGGATGACCGCCACGACAAGGAACTCGACAAGAGCGATGTCACCGTCGCCGTGGGCCTCTATCGGTTCCGCATCAGCCAGGACGAATTCATCGCCTGGTGCGACCGCGTGAAACAGGACGCCGGTTTTGACAAGGAAAGCGTGCTCAAGGAAATCCGCATCCGCCTCGGACTATGAAAATCACCCTCGAACCACTGGAAGCCGTTAGGCCATCGACCTACAACCCCCGCTCGGCCGATCCGGCGCGGCTCGACATCATCGAGTTGTCGTTGCGCAAGCTCGGCTTCATCGCGCCCATCTTCGCCGACACGGATGGCGAGATTCTGTCGGGACACCAACGGCACCTTGTCGCCCACCGCATGGGTGCCACGCACGTTCCGGTGTTCCGGACCAAGGCGCTGGACCTCGACCAGCGCAAGGCGCTCAACATCGTGTTCAACCGGGCGACCAACGATTTCGACTTCCACCACACCCCCGGCAAGGTGACCCGCGATCTGGAATCGCTCGACCTGACCAAGCTCGCCGAGGGCATTCCCGACAAGCCGGTCGGCAGCGACGGATTCCTGCGCTGCCTCAAGCCCGCGGAAGTGGCGGTGAAGGATCTCTGCAAGGTGAACTCCGGCCGCTGGCTGCAATACGCCCGCAACCTCGCCAACACCCTGCATCGCCAGGGCATCCTCATGCCGCTCGTCTGCCGCGAGGATCTCACGGTCATCAATGGCATCGGCCGCTTGGAAATGCTGGCCGAGAAGGGCGCGGCGTTCGCACCGGTGGTGTTCGTCACCGATCAGGAGGCGGAGTTCGCCCGGGCCATGATGAACCTGCTGTCGATGGACTTCGACATCCACACCCGCTATGCCGACATGCTGCGGTTCAATTCGTTCCGGCGGGCGCGGCGGGTGAGGCGCGAGCTGGGCAACGGCTTCATCTTCGCCACCCATGGTGCCAAGCCGTGCAAGACCTTCGACATCGCCAAACCCGCCGACCGCGCCCGGTGGATCAAGGAACACGGCAGCACCATCCTTGATTTCGGCGCGGGCCACCTGACCGAAACCTTCCTGCTGCGGCAGGCCGGCATCGACTGCACGCCGTTTGAACCCTACCGCCTCGGTCCCGGCGGCATCAACAAGGCCGAGGGCGTGGAACTCACCCGCGCCTTTCTAGCCGAAGTCGCGGCGGGCAAGGACTGGACCAGCATCTTCATCGCCAGCGTGCTTAACTCGGTGCCGTTCCGCGAGGACCGCGAACATATCGCCTGCCTGTGCGCCGCGCTGTGCCGCCCGTTCACCAAGGTCTATGCCTGCGCCTCTTCCGCTGGGGAGTCCGGCTGGCGGCAGGTCAACGGCAAGGCGTTCATGAACGAAAGCAACGCGGGCAACATCGCATTCCGCCTCGACTATGAGCCGGGCATCCGCATCGGCGATTTCCAGGACAAGCCCAAGGTCCAGAAGTATCACACGATCCCCGAGTTCCGCGATCTGTTCGGGCCGTTCTTCCGCTCGGTGAAGGTCGATGACTTCTCCAACAACATCAACGCCGCCTGTGCGTCGGCGCGGCCCGTCGATCCTGCCCGCCTCCGTGCCGCCATCGAATTCGAGTTTGACCTGCCCTATCCGGACGGCAGCCGCATGGATTTGGTGAAATGCGCCATGGACTCTTTCAGCCAACGTCTTCAGACTTCCCTATCCAAATGATCATCCTGCTCGACCTCAACTACACGCTGGTGGCCAACTCGCCCAAGCACGGCACCACGCCCGAACGCATGGAGAAGCGCCTTGCCAAGGAGGAGTATCGGAATTGGCTGATTGACATGATTCGGCCGTTCCATGTGGTTCTGGTGACGGCTCGTCCTGAAAGGTGGCAGGAGGCCACTATGCTCAGAATCCAGGCGCAAACGGGTTGGTTTCCTAACAACTACTTTTTTGCACCGGACGGGTGGTGGAATCCCCCTGCGATCAAGCGGCGATTGCTGTTGGAGGAAATCCTGCCCGTTTATGGCCGCAGAGAACGCTATCTCGCCATCGAAAGCAATCCCAAGACTCGCGACATGTATGGCGAATTCAAAATCCCCTGCCTATGGGTCAATGAGGACGGAACCTCACTGCGCGATAAGGTGGGTCCATTGGAGCGACTCACGTTGACATTCCGCCCGCGGGCATGAGTGAATCCCCAGTTGACCATGTAATGCCCGAGGGACCGTGGCGTTTCGACCGCCAAGTCACCGATGTTTTCGACGACATGCTGCAGCGGTCGATCCCGCAATACAACTCGATGCGACTGGTGACCTTCGAGGTAGCCAACCGGTTCGTCCAACCTGGCACGGCGATCATCGACATGGGCTGCTCACGCGGCGAGGCGCTGTTGCCGTTCGTTTCCAACTTCGGCGCGGCGAACGACTATATCGGCCTGGAGATCAGCGAGCCGATGATCGAGGCGGCCCGCAGCCAGTTCACCGGCCACCCGCACGGTGACCGTGTCACCATCGCCCGTGCCGACCTGCGCCACGAGTTCCCTGCCGTAACCTCCAGCCTCGTTCTCTCGGTCCTCACGCTCCAGTTCACCCCCATCGAATACCGGCAGCGGATCATCCGCCGCGTGTTCAACTCACTGGCGCCAGGCGGCGCCTTCGTGCTGATTGAGAAGGTGCTCGGTGCCACCGCCGAACTCGACGAGGCGTTCGTTGACCTGTTCCTTGAGATCAAGCGGCAGAACGGCTACTCGCAGGGCGAGATCGACCGCAAGCGGCTCTCGCTCGAAGGCGTGCTGGTTCCCGTCACCGCCAGATGGAACGAGGAACTTCTGAGGGAGGAGGGCTTTGCTGCGGTCGATTGCTTCTGGCGGCACCTCAATTTCGCCGGATGGGTGGCCGTGAAGGCCTGATGCCGGGTTCTCGTTTGGCCTTGCGGTGCTACCGGAGAAACGGCAACATTTCGCCCCGTGAGCCCGAAATTCAGCGAAATGACCAAGGTATGCGTCCGTTACGAGAGCGGACCGCTCGAAGGCTACGTCATAGAAATCAAGGACGATGGCGGGCGCTGGATCTACAAGGTTTCCCATCCTGACACCGACAAGCCTGGCGGAAGCTGGGACAATTGGGCACCGGAAGAGTGGCTTGAAGAGGTGAAGTGACACCCCGTTGTGTCGATGGCAGCTTGACACCCGCCCTGCGGCGTGGAGCCAAAGGAATTGTCACCAGAGGTCGCGGGTAAGATCCTCGACGCCGATTTTCAGAACGTGGTCAAGAAAGTCGCGGCGGGCAAGCCGTTGACGGTGGCCGAGCGGGCGCGAATCGAATCATTGGCCGCCGGCAGCAATGAATCCCTCGCCTACGCCAAGACCCTGGTGGAACTCGCCGCCGTGCTGGGTGTGACGCGCCGCACGCTCACCACCTGGCAGAAAATGGAAGGCTCGCCGAAGCCGCTCTCCAACGGGTTGTGGCCGGTCGCTGACTGGCGCGAGTTTGTCCGCGTGCGCGGGTTGAAGGCGGGCAAGGTTCCGTTGGGCAACGAGGAGGCGCTCAAGGCTCGCAAGCTGTTGGCCGAGGTTGAGGAACGGGAACTGCGCATCGCGGTGAAGAAGGGCGAGTATGTCCCGCTCCATCAGGTCCGCACCGAATGGATCGGACTGGTCGCCCAAGCCACTTCCATCCTCCGGGCCAAGTTTGAAAACGAGCTGCCGCCGATCCTATCCGGTCTCGACGCCACCGGCATCCAGAAGGAGTGCCGCAAGGCGATTGACGAAGTTCTCCGCTGCCTCCACGAATCATGAAAATCCTGCACGACATCTGGCGCGAAGCATGGCAGCCGCCCGACCGCCGACCACCGTGGGCGTGGTGCGAAGATCACGTCGAGGGCATCCCGTATTCACCGAACCCCGGCCGCTTCCGCGCTGAGAACTCGCCCTGGATCCGCGAGGTCATGGAGGCGCTGGTCGATCCGCGCATCCGGCTCGTGTCCATCATCGCGTCGGTCCAGTCGTCGAAGACCACGGCACCCGAACTCACGCTCTGCTACATCATCACCAACCTCCCGGGCCCGACGCTGTGGCTCGACCAAACCGACGAAGACGCCCGCGACTATTCCGAGGCACGGCTCCAGAAGCTGTTCGACCAGTGCCAGCCGGTGGCCCGGCTCATGCCCACCGGCATCCACCGTCACAAGCGCAAGAACAACGCGATTCATTTCACCAACGGCATGGTGCTGTGGATTCTGGGTGCCCACAACAAGACCAACCTGCAGCGCCGCTCGATCCGCTGGCTGGTCGGCGATGAAACCTGGCGTTGGCCCGAGGGGCACATGGCCGAGGCCGAGGCCCGCGTCACCGCCTTCGGCTGGCTCGGCAAATGCATCTTCATGAGCCAGGGCGGCGAGGAGGATGACGACACCCACCGCAAGTTCCTTACCACCGACCAGCGGGAATGGACGTTTGCTTGTCCCGAATGCGGCCACCGCCAACCGTTCAAGTGGGAGTGCGTCGAGTGGAGCAAGTCGGCCCGCGATGAATTCGGCGAGTGGGATTTCGACGAGGTCCGGCGCACCACAGCGCTGCGGTGCGAGTCGTGCAACCACTACTTCGAGGATGGCGAACGCACCCGCCGCGAACTCAACGCCACCGGCGCGTTCGTCGCCAAGAATCCGAAGGCATCCAAGGAGAATGTCGGATTTCACTGGAACGCGCTCTGCGCGATGAGCTGGGGCCAGCTCGCCGAACTCTATCTGCGGGCCAAGACGGCGGCACGGAAGGGCGATGTCTCGCTGCTCCAGCAATTTTACCAGAAACGGCTTGGTTTACCGTGGCGTGAATATGTCGAGGATTACAAGCTGGAGATCACGAAGTCCGGCTACAAGCGGGGCGAGACATGGGAGGAGGAGGGCGCGATCAATCCAAAAACCGGCGCCATCCTCGCCGCGCCGCTGCCCGAGCGCACGGGCCTGATTCCGCTGCGCTTCATCACGGTGGACTGCCAGATGGACCATTTGTTCCTGGTCGTCCGCTCGTGGTCGGCCGAGGGATCGAGCCGCCTTATGTGGAATGAACGCATCCTGACTTTCACCGACATCGACGTGATGCAGGAACGCTTCGGCATTCACCCGAGCCTCGTGTTTCTCGACGCCGGCTATGCGACCTACGACGTCTATCGCGAGTGCGCCAAACGCGGTTGGGTCGCGCTCATTGGCGACCGCCGTCCGGTCTATCCGCACAAGGGGCGCGATGGCAAGACCGTCCAGCGGTTCTACTCGCCCCGGCGCAAGGTGGTGCTGTCGCACAAGCAGTCCTGCCATGTCCATTATTGGAGCAACCTCAACATCAAGGACACGCTCGCCCGCCTGCGACGCAACCAGGACGCGAGCCGGGGGCCGACTTGGGAAGTGCCCGACGACATCGACGACGACTACCTCGCGCAGATGGAAAGCGAGCAGCGCATCAAGGAAAAGGGCCAGTGGATGTGGAAGCAGATCGGGTCGCGGCCCAATCACTACTTCGATTGCGAGTCGATGCAGGCGACCGCAGCGACCATGCTCAAGATCGTCGGACGCGAGGCCGCTGCCATCCCACCGGTTGACAGCCCGGACGGGGAGTCATGAAAAACATCACCATCCTCCGTTTCCTTACTGCCGTTGGGTCCATGTTCTCCACGGTCGCCGCGCTTGACCTGGCCGGCGTCGCCAACGTCTTCGAGCCATCGACAGCCAAATACCTGCTTGCCGCGGGTCCCGCCGCGCTGGCCGTGAAAGAACTCGTCGTGGTTCTTGGCGATTGGTTCGACGACGGCAAGCCGAACAAATCGTTCAAGGTCGGCGTGCTCTGCTTCGCCCTCGCGTTGCTGTCGCTGCCCTTCCTTCCGTCGTGTTCCACGCCGCCGCCGGTCACCGGCACCTTCGCCAACAAAGACGGCCGGATCACGGTCCATCCGGACGGCCGCTTCGAGATCACCGTCGAACCCCGCACCTCCAAGTAAGCCATGCCTGCCGACACTTTCACCGATTGGTTCAACGCCCAGAATTTCCGCCACTTTGGCGCGGGCGAGTTCACCACCTACTTCGCGGCCGTGCGCAAGGGGGTGAAAAACAGCACCCCGCCCCGCAAGCTGTGGGACAATCTGGTGCCGACGCTGAAGATCGTGGACGCCTTGCGCGGACACCTCGGCAAACCCTGCCGGATCCTCAGCTCCTACCGTTCGCCCGAATACAACCGGGCTGTCGGCGGGGCACCGCAGAGCCAGCACCTTCAGTTCAACGCCCTGGACATCGCCTTTGATGGCGTGCGGAGCGGGATTGTGTATGCGGTTCTTCTGGCATGGCGCAAGGACGGCAAATTCACCGGCGGCCTGGGTTTCTATCCATCGTCCGGCTTCGTCCACATCGACACGCGGGGCAGCAACGCCACCTGGCAAGGCAAGTAATCGACACTCCAACCAGATCGACACATGCCACGTCCCATCAACACCACCACCCGCATCGGCCAGTTGCGCTCCGTCCTCGGTCTCAATGCCCGCGAATTGGCTTCAATCGTAGGGATGTCCCACGGCTTTCTGAAGCGCGTGGAAGCGGGTTATGACACCCTTTCGACCGCAACGACTGAACGCCTCGCCTTCGCCACCGGGGTTGACCCCCAATGGCTGCTCGGCAATGGCGAGGATCTTCGACCGACATGGTTCGATCCAAAGGCAGGACGAACCGCCCCATTCACCCGCGACGACTTCACCGCCAATCGGGAAACACTCCCGGCGGACTCTATCGGACCGGTCGTTGAGACGGTGATTCGTGCCAGTTCGCTCAAGGTGCTCGCGTCCTTGCGAGATGCCGCACGACATAACACGCTCGGTGCCGCCCTGTATCTCGTGGATCGTCTGTTGCAGGAGATGCCCGACAAATTGGGCTGGTCCGCAGAGGATGCCGAGAAGATGCGCCGCGCCCATGCCTCCGAAACGGAGTCGCCCCGTTGACAATCCTATTGAAGCATGGCCCGAGGACTCTTCATCACCGGATTCACCGTCAGCGAGGTTCTCGCCATCCAAGCGCGGGCAAAGGAACTGCTCTTGGAAGGCAAGACCATCATGAACTGGAACGACGCGGAAACGTCGGTGTCCAAGCAGTTCACCATGCCGGTCGATCAGGTGCTTGAGGAATGCGGGCACGCGCTGCGGGTTCTCGACCCCGAAACCTACGGCCGCACCCGCATCGCCGGTGCCTCCTACATCTCCGGATACCTCCCGAAATGAGCCGCCTCAAATCCATCGCCCGACTGCTGCTGCCCCCCGTCCTCGTTCCGAAGGCGTGGGGGTCGCCGTATGAGGCCGCCAACTGGTCGCCCCGCCGAGGTGCGGTGCCGGGCGCATCGCCAAGCGACTCCCGCAACGAACTCACTCCCGGCGTGCGCACCGAGCTGGTGAGGAAAGCCCGCTATCTCCACAAGAACAGCGGATTCGTCAGGGAGTTGGTCGCCAACATGGCAATCTATTCCACGGGCGACGGCATCCGCGTTCAGGCGCAGTCGGGCAATCCGGCGTGGAACCG